CCCTTGAAATCGGACAGAAGCTACTGCCTCCCCAGGCCCGTGAACTCCTTCAGGGACAGCTGAAGCGGATCCGGTTCGTGACGAAGGAGGACGACGCCTATATGTCCGGGCGCTCGGGCAAGAAGAAGCGGAAGGACGGAGGAGCCGGGGCGGGCTCGGTTGCGGCCTACGCAGAGGGCGCTGGTGCCGTGGTCATTGGGCTCGATGTTTCCGGATTCCAGGCGGTGAGGGGCGCCGCCCGTTTCAACGGCGGACTCTTCGCGGTGGACGTGATCAACCATGAGATCGGCCATCAGGTGGGCTTCACACTGGAGAACATCGAGGCTGAGCGAAAGGCCGGGAAGAGCAAGCTCCATGAGGACTACGACGGCCCGATGTGGTCGGAGTGGGAGAGCTTCTTCAAGAAGAACGTCAAGCCGAAGACTGTCACGGACAAGGAGGGCAACCGCAAGAAGCAGTGGCCGAAGGGAGGGGAGCGAGGGATCACCGCTTACGCCGAGACGAATGCTCGGGAGTTTTGGGCGGAGTCCTTCTCCTGCATCACGACCTACCCGAAGCAGTTGGCGGACTCAGCCCCCCGTACCTACGACCTCATGCGGAGGTTCATGCGCGAACGAGGGGTCCGTCCCCGGCTGACGGACAAGGCAGCGTACAAGGCCGTCGAAGACGAACTTGCCGCCGCCAAGGCGGGGAAGGAGAAGCTCTGGACCCCCGCGGACATCAAGGCGCTGGAAGAGCGCCTCGATGAGCTGACCGGCCTCGACATGATCGACACCGACGATCCGCGGTTGCAGTGGTGGAAGCCGCAGGAGACGAAGGTCCAGCGGTTGATCCGAGAGACCCCCGCTCCTCAGACCTTCGAGGACCGATCGCCGGAGGACCCGAACAGCAAGGGCGACAAGTCGGGGGACCGATTCTTCGAGTGGTCGGTCAATGGCCGCACCGTGTACTTCCGAGCTGGGGCTTCGACGGGGGGCCCGCCCTGCACGTGGGATCCATCGGACCCCACGGAGGCCAAGACCAAGCTCAAGATCGGAGAGGCGAAGGAGATCTGGGCCGACGACGGAACCCGCCTCAACCCCCAGAATGTGTGGTGGTGGCTGCATCAGGACGAGATCGGAGACGACCACGAACTCTCCAAGAGGCTGCTGGCCTTCACGGGACCGGGGTCGCGTGGAGGGGACTCGCCCGTGGTGAACTTCCAGATCACCCAGCGACTCCATGCGATCACGCGGGACGCCCACAAGCCGATCACAGCGAAGACCAAGGACGCCGACCGCGCCAAGATCGAGCACGCCAAGGAGTCGCTTCCGGTCGAACTGACATCGAATGAATTCCGGCTCCGGTCGGGAACCTTCGTGTTCGATGGGTGGCAGGCCGACGGCGAGGACATTCTCAAGAAGTTGTCCCGCACCCCCGAGGGCCACCCGGAGCGCGACGGCCTCCTCGCCGCCTACAGGCGCCTCCAACCGTTCGCCAAGATCGCCCAGACCACCAAGCCCGGGGGCGGGTTCGGACCGCAGACGGTGGAGACCCGCGTGACCCCCGGCCGGGGATACGGCGACTACCCGATCCCGGTGATGAACGCGATCCGGTACTCCACCCCGCTGCCTGATGGCTCCACCTTCGGCATCCTCACGCATCAGGAGGAGCCTCCGGCGCCTCCTGGCTTCCGACTGTACGACCCGGTCCTCCGTGATCTGCTGACCCCGAACGGCGAGCCGATCCAGAGCGCGAAGGACCTCGAAGCCCGCTGCCGATGGGCGGCGGAGCAGAAGCGCGCTGCTTGGGTGTCAATCCCGTACACCCCGAAGGGGAGTGGAACTCCCGGCGAGTACCATGTGAAGGTGATGTTTGACGGACGAGGGTCGCCTCGACTGCTCGGAGAGCACTGGAAGCGGACACTCGGCAAGAGCGAGCCTCGTCTCGAAGACCTGTTGACCGGATCGGGAGGTGACGAGACCCGCCGGGCGAAGGTGGAGGGTCCGGCGATCAAGCGGAAGCTGGCCAGGGGCGAAGGCGGGCGCACCAAGCTGCCGACGGCCACCCGCCAGCGCTTCATCCTGAAGGTACGTGGAGCGGAGATCGGAAGGCTTCAGGACCGCAAGGTCCCGGTGTTCGTGAAGGCGATCGAGGCCGGGCCCCCGAAGCGCTTCATTCTTGAATCCGAGAAGGGGTCCGGTTTCGTAGCCAAGCGCTTCGTGAGGACGACCGCCGAACTCAGGAAGGACATGACCGCGGCAATCGTGACGCCACAGCCCGTCGCGCTGGAGCACGCACCGCTCGTCTACATCCACCGGGAGCACGACCGCCTCACTGGAGAGGAGACGGTCTCGGAGCTTCGCCTTCGACTTCCCAAGGACGGATCGATGTCGCCGTATTCCATCATGAACTTCCTGGGGGAGGAGGCCCTAGCGAACGACGGGTCCTTCCGGGTCAACCTCGACCGCTTCGGGAAGTTCCGAGAGGATCTCGGAGCGCTGGTACTCACCCCAGCCGCCACCCAGCTGGTCGAGCACAAGATGGAGACCCTCCAGCGGCTGGTGAAGGAGCAGGAGGACAAGGACCACGTCTTCGAACTGGAGGATCTGGATCCGGGCCGGTTGGCGGATCTGGGGGTGGGACTCCAGGCTCTCATCCACGGCAACAACTTCGTACTCCCCCAGCACCAGAAGCGACTGATACAGAAGGCCATCGACAACCTGATGTCCGGAGACGGGACCGAGGGCGCGCACTACATGGGGACGGGCAAGACGGTCTCCGCGGTGTCGATCATCAAGCTCTGTCAGGCCATTGCACACGGGAAGCTGGACGACATCGTTCCCGAGGGGCTCAAGGAGAAGTGCGCCAAGAAGGTCTGCGTGCTGGCTCCACTGAACACCATCGACCAGTGGAACGACGCCTTCTCGACTTTCGACGGTGGGGCGACCGTGGTGGGGGCCCGGTCGACGGATGTGCCGATCGAGGCCTTCCTCACCGAGAGCAAGTACAAGCAGAGCGACGTGATCGTGATCGGGCCGGAGTACTGGACCCTCCATGAGGCCGAGCTTCGGGAGGCCGGGTTCGACGGGATCGCGGTGGACGAGGCCCACCAGGGACTGAAGTCTGGGAACACCGCGCGCACCAAGGCGATGAAGCGCTGGATGCCGGACATGAAGCTTCTGCTGCTCCTGACCGGAACGCCGATCACCACCAGCCCCGCTGACATCCTTCAGCATGTGCAGCTGGCGTCGAAGGGCACGATGTGGACCGAGTACGACGCAGCTTCGTGGTCGGACGAGTTCCTCATGGAGGCTCCCGCCGCCAAGACGACCGGGGCACAGACCATCATGAAGAAGGGACCGAAGCTGTGGATCAAGCCGGAGAAGCTTGACGAGGTTGCGGCGGTCTTCGGCAAGTACGCGGACGTCGCGCTCTCCAAGGACGTGAAGGGAAAGGTGATGCCCGCCCTGGGTATCGAGATGAACAAGCACGCCGAGATGTTCGGCGTTCAGGCGGCGCTCTACGCCAGCATGATGGGCCGGATGAGCGAATCCGATAAGGCCCTCATCAGCGGGGGGATCAGCACCGCTGCGGAGATGAGTCGGATGTCCGCCGAGGGGCGGAAGAACATGAACATCGCGCGCGCGATCTCCAACAACCCCGCCTACAAGGCCGCGAGCAAGGACCCCTTCGTCACCTACGAGATCGCCACCGTGGAGCGCGGGGTGACCAAGAAGGTCAAGCGGGATCTGGAGGCCCCGGACCCGGGGCAGCTCTTCAACAAGAAGGCCCGGGCGAAGGGGATGGTGACCAAGACCGGAGCGAAGTGGCCCGTAGCCGGAATCGAGATCGGACACGCCAAGGCTATGATGTGGGGCGAGTACTTCACCGAGGTGTTCGACGGAAAGCCCTACGGAGCCTGGGCGGGCAAGCGCATCACCAAGAAGCAGCTGGCCCTCATGCGGGCGAAGGGCTGGGACAAGCCGGATCGCCGGAAGGTCGCGAACCCGGATCAGGGGCCTGTGGGAATCCGAGCGCGAGGGGTCAGTACCCCCGCGCCGCCGCACCCCAGGGCTCAGGAGGCACTCAGCTTCCAGCGGGCCTACGCCGACATCCTCGTCAACGGGATCGAATCGAAGACGGATGCCGGAGAGTTTGCAGGTCTCCCGAAGCCGCCAAGTCAAATCAAGTTCAAGTCCTTCGTCGGTTCGCGCCCTGGCGAGCCTCCGGCACACAAGAAGGGAGATACAGCCACGATTGTCGGCTACCAGCGACGGGACAGTGAGGTGCTCGTACTGGTGAAGGTTCCTGGGAAGGACAGTCCGTATACCCTCACGCTCGACCACCCGGCTCTTCGGATCAAGAGGAAGAAGGTGCCCACCGCGTCGACTGTTCGGTTGGAACCTCTGGAAGCTCTGAAGCACATCGCTGGGAAGATGGGCTACACCGTGGAAACCGCCAGGGAGCTTCTGACGATCCAGCCCGACGCCACCACACACAGCAACGTCATCCGGATGAACGGGGTCACGGTCCGCGAAGGAGAATTCTGGCCCTCAGATACTCGGGGCTCGCTTCACCTGCCCTACCGAGAGCAGGACTGGGACTTCGAGATCGGGCGCCCGAAGGTCGGCGGAGGCTTCTCCGAGGTCTCCGATGGCGACTACATCGACGTCGAAGGGTTCAAGTGGAAGAAGGACCCCGCCACCAAGGAGGCGCGGGTCGGGCGGCTGCGGTACGACGAGACGCTCGGAACCAAGGGTAAGAAGGTCGGGGTCATCGACGCGGACACCGAGCAGGTCTACTACGTGGATCCCAAGAAGATCCGACTGTCCGTCAAGAATCTCTACGACGCGGGCATGCGTCAGGAGCGAGCGAAGTGGGACGTGGCCTGCGTGGCTGGCAACGCCAAGATCTCCGCACTCCAGGCCGAACTCCACCGCTTCTTCACGGACTCCAAGGCCGCTGGTCCTGATGGAGAACGTTCCTTCGTGCTGTTCGGAGGCGGCATTCTGGAGTCGTGTCGGACGATGGAGGCTGGGCTCCGCACGATGGGCTTCATGGACGTCAACGAGGCGATCAAGGGCTCGAAGGAGTATGACCCCTCGGACCCCCGGGCGACCAAGGGCGCCCCGAATGGCAAGTACTTCGTGACCTACATCGGAGGCACGTACACGGGCGAGCGCTCGCTGAACAGCGAGATCTTCCGCAAGGTGAAGGACAAGCTCGACCGCGACACCGAGACCTCGATGTTCGTGCAGCGCACCGGATCCGGGCGCAACTGGAAGGTGTTCGACGGGGACACCACGGCGCCGGGAATCCAGACCAGCCGGTGGAGCCCTGAAGAGCGACGGCAGATCGAGCGGCAGTTTGCGATCACTCCGCCCCAGGCCTTCCTGAAGGGACCTCGCGGGAAGCAGCTGTACTTCTACGGCACTCCGGAGTCGCGAAGCATCGAGCGTCAGATCGCGCGCTTCCCTGACCCCACCAAGCTGGAGGACGCGGCAGAGGGCGAAGCCGTGCGTCAGCAGATCATCACGCTCAAGAAGCGGTTCGCGGAGATCGCCAGGAAGCACGCGGTGGACAGTCCCCCGCTCAACAAGCGGCAGACCACGATCTTCAACAACTGTGTCGGCATGGTGGCCTCGGATGCCGCGCGTGTTGGGCTGAATTGGGGACACGCCACCGAGCTGATCAACTACGACCAGCTGGCCTCGCCCCAGCTGATGGCCCAGCGGATGACCCGGTCGGCCCGGATGCTCTCACCCGCGGTGCCGGACCAGCTGCTCAAGCGGCGGATCGAGCGGGTGGATGGCTTGGAGGGGGCCGGGTTCCGTTATGCGAAGCTCTCGCAGGACCCCGAAGCCGCCACCTACGACGCCAAGGCGACCAAGGGTGCCGACGGCCAGTGGACGAAGGACGGCAAGGTCGCGATCGAAGTCTTCGACGGACCTGGGGATCGACATGGCGAGATCGCCTGGGTCAAGCCCTCGGCGGTCAAGAAGGGAACCGGCCCGTTCAGGAAGATCCTGACGAAGGAGTCCAAGCTCTTCAATGTGCGCCCGGTGATGAAGCGCAGCGGAATGGTCTGGGGAGTTTCGGTCCTTGGGGCAGAGAAGCGGACGCACGGCTTCGCCGCGATCATGGATCAGGTCGCATATGACGTGGAGCAGAAGCTCGCAGCGGACTCGGTCCGGAAGAAGGGACGGTTCAGCACCAAGGAACGCACCCTGCTGGAGTCCATCGCGGCGAAGGCCCAGTTCGCGAAGACTCTCGGTGCCGACAAGATGCGCGTGACGCTCGATGAGTTCCGCGCGATCACCATGCCGGGGACGAGCACTCCGGTCCTCGACTTCAACGACGAAGCAGTGAAGATGCCGAAGCAGTTCGGGAACCAGTACCAGCCGGTGCAGGCCGACGGCGCGGTGGCCGCGATCCAGAAGGCGATCGACGGGATGTCCGAATTCGAGCGGCGAGGGATCATGGACGCGGGCTTCGTCCAGATGGACGACGGGTCGAAGGTGGACGCGACCGCGGTGTACCTCGCGCTGCGGGCAGGGGCCATCCTCCAGCACATCGACAAGCGGCTTCCGGAGATCGGGCGCCGCATGCGAGGGACCGCCGCGGGTTCCGCCGTGACCGATGAAGACGTGATGAATACTCTTCTCGAAGAGATCTCGCCGGAGGATCAGGCCGTCCTCAAGACCAAGAAGTATCTGGTGAACGTCCGGAACCTGACCACCTCGGCCACCGTCGCGAAGTTCGTGGACGTGAAGCAGAAGACGGTCATCAAGGACGCCGTCACCGGCCAGGAGAAGGAAGGCATGGTGAGCAAGCCGGTCTTCGTGGGGTACGAGCATCAGGCCCCCATCCAGCCCGACGTGCTGACCTCGGTGATGAGCCGAGCCCGGATGACGACGGTTGAGGCGCTCTGGGCGAAGATGCAGTCCGGTACGAACGTGAAGTCTGAACTCGATTTCAAGCAGACGATCGGGGAGACCATCGCGGACATGAGCAGGCTCCACAAAGCCGAGCCGAAGCTGACCCTCGGGGGCCTGAACTGATGATCACTCGCACCGATCCCCACGTCACTCTCGAAGCCATGCTGTTCGAGTGCCCGGACAACCCACTGCCGAACCTCAGTGCCTTCCGGGGACCGGTCGACACCTACGACAAGCAGACGGTCGCGAAGTTCGCGTTGTGGCTGGAGCCGCAGGCCACCTGCACGAAGATCATGAGGCAGCACGGCGATATCGGACTGCACACAGTCCTGATCTTCATCGCGAAGGCCTGCTCGCACTTCGAGATTCACATGCCGCCACGGGTGCGGGCTGTCGCGGAAGTGAACGAGATCCCGGTTAGCTGATGAAATGCTCTTGTGGCTACAGCCTCGGAGGCGAAGGCGACGAGCCGGGCTCTCGGAAGTTCAGGCTCAAGGTCACCATGATCGAAGCGGATGGGCGCGTACACGGGCCTTGCCGGAAGTGCGGGGCCGACGTGACCGTGGCGACCGCAGCCCTCCTGAAGTCCGAGGCCACGCCGACACTTCCTGTGGAACGGGAGTTGACACCCCGATCGCGTGGTGTGTATCTTCGTCGGGATGCTTGAGCCTTCCGCTTGCGGACCAGAGGCGGGCTGATTGAAGGCGAACTTCGCTGGAGCCCATGAGCACGAACTTCCGAGTCCACGCCGCACTGACGGCCTTCGAGAAAGCGGGGGATGCGAATCCCATGCGGATCGGGGGCTTGGTGTCTTCGGCGTCTCTGGACTCGCAGGGCGAGCGAGTGCTTCAGGAGGGGCTGGACTTCGGTCAGTTCATGGACCGGGGCTGGTACAACGACAACCACGGACAGGCCACGACCGACAACGTCGGCTACCCCACCGCCGCGACGCACGTGAAGAAGGGCACCCGCCTGCCCAACGGCAAGACCGCCAAGCGAGCCGGGTGGTGGACCGAGGGCTACCTGCTCAACACCGAGCGCGGGCGCAAGATCTTCGAGATGGCGAAGGCCCTCGCTTCGACGGGGACCCGTTCCCTGGGCTTCAGCATCGAGGGCAAGGTGGTCGAGCGTGACCCCATGAGCCCCACGGTGATCAAGCGAGCCCGGGTGCGGAACGTGGCGATCACCGCCTGCCCGGTCAACACCGACACCGAACTGGTGACCCTCGCCAAGAGCCTTCAGGCCGGAGCCGCGGTCGCGAGCCCTGGCTCCTCCGCAGGCGAGGGCTTCCCGCTCCGGACCGAAGAGCTGGGCGGAGCCCTTGCGGACGAAGAGATGCCGCAGTGGTTCAAGGCGTACCTCGAAGCTGAGAAGGCCGCGAAGGGTGTCACCAAGAGCGAGGCCATCGACGGGGACCCCGTGGTGGTGGACGAACTCGCGGACCTCACCCGATGGGGTGTGGCGTCCCGGGCGAACATCGCCGCCACCCAGGAGGGACTCGCCAAGGGCGAGGCTTCCTTGACACGCACCGAAGCGTGTGAGATCGTTCGGGAGCGCTTCCCCATGATGCCGCACGCAAAGATCGAAGCAATCGTGGATTTCGCATCCCGAAGGAGCTGAGGATGAAGACCGACGAGTCGAACAACGACGCCGAAGAGACCGACGAGGACGAGGACGAGGACGAAGAGGCCGAGAAGTCGGTCAACGTCGGAGACCTGATCAAGTCCCTCGACGCCCTCGACTCCGTGACCTCCGAAGCCGCCGACGCCGACGACCGCGAGGGTTACCTCCGGGCCCGATTCGAAGCGGGCACGCTCACCAAGAGCGAGCAGACCGAGTTGGGGCAGATCTGGGCCGGGACCCAGACCGACGACGCGGACGAGCCGCTGGTGAAGAGCCTCACCGACAACGAGGTCGTCGGCCAGACGATCGACGCGAGCGACTTCCTCCGGAACCTCGTGGGCGACGTGCAGGGGAGCCTCGACTCCCTCGGCCGGATCGTGAAGAGCGAGGCTGGTGGCGCGAAGCGCGTGGCGATCGAGACCGCCCGTGCCGTGACCGGCATCGGCCGGGTGCTGGTCGAGCAGGACGTCATCATCAAGAGCCTCACCGCGCGCCTGGAGGGTGTCGAGCAGACCCCCGGTCAGCGCCGCGCCGCGACGACCCCGAAGGGCATCACGAAGAGCCGCCGCATCGACGCCCCCGCGGGCGGCGGAGGTGGCGAAGGCGGCAACGACGAACTCACGAAGAGCGAGATCGACAACGGCATCATGCGGCTGACGATCCAGGCGGACGAAGCCAACGACCAGCAGGCGCTGAACCGGTTGGCGCAAGCGTCGGCCACCTACTCGCAGGGCTTCGGCCTCCCGAAGCCGGTCGCCAACGCGATCCTCGCCCTGCGGAACTGACGAAGAGAACCCCCTGGCCGAGGTGGGGTACCCCAACCGGCTGTGAAGAAGACCTCGAAGGAGAGAGACGATGGCTGGCAACGCGGTGACTTGGCAGGACTACTCGGGCCTCGGAAGCATGGATGGGCTGTTCGACCCCTCCATCGCCGGAGGCGCGGGACACGAAGCGGGATTCGCTGGGACGGGCACCCAGGGGGACGCCAACGAGTTGATCAAGGCGCTCCAGGCGGGCGCGGACATCAACAACCCCGGCTCCTCGGCGGGCGAGGGCTTCCCCCTGCGGGTGGAAGACCTGAGCAAGGTGCTCTTCACGACCACCTACAAGGCCAAGCAGATCCGCTTCTGGAAGACCCTGTTCAAGGACCCGGCCTTCAACACCGTGACCGAGTTCAACCGGCTCAACGAGTACGGCTCGGGTGACGCGGCCTACATGGCCGAAGGCGATCTGCCCGAAGAGGACGACTCGACCTACGAGCGGGCCTACACGCAGATCAAGTTCCTCGGGACCACGCGCCGCGTGAGTCACGTGATGAGCCTGCTGCGGACCGCCCACGGCCCGGCCATCGCCCGGGAGACGGTGAATGGCACCCTGTGGCTCCTGAAGCAGCTGGAGCGCGGCCTGTTCAACGGCGACTCCTCGCTGGTGGGCGTGCAGTTCGACGGGCTGGAGAAGCTCATGGTCGACGCCTTCGCCTCCGGCACGGCGGAAGACGACCAGAGCCTCGGCTACGAGGACGAGGTCAACGTCATCGACATGCGCGGCGCGAGCCTCTCCGAGGACCACGTGACGGACATGGTCGAGCGGCTGGTGGCCGAGCCGAACTACGGCGACCCGAGCCACCTCTGGGCGCCCACCGGCCCGATCAAGGATCTGAGCAAGATCATGTACCCGAAGGAGCGCTACGACCTCCCCGCCCCGAGC